TTTACATCGATGTGGTGGAAAACGAATCGTACCGTTGGGACGAAGAAACACGGAGTTATATCTGCATCGGAGCAGATTGGCATCAAATAAGAATCATTAACGGAGGAACAGCAAACTATGGCAAATGAAAGAATCTTGGACAGCAAAATCCAAATCAGAAACGACACGGCGGCGAATTGGAAAGCCGCTAACCCCGTCCTGTTAAAAGGCGAACTCGGCATCGAGATTGACACTCGTAAACTGAAAATCGGTGACGGCATCAGTCCTTGGACGGGGCTGAAGTATGTCAGCGACAACGTACTCGTGGAGAACACGAATCCCACGGCAACGGACACCGACCACGATGTCGGTGTGATTTGGGTGAATCAGTCCGAAAAGACGGTGTTCATCCTTATTGCTACGAGTTCGACCGCAGCGGTATGGAAGAGGCTCGTAAGCGGCGATGAAGTAACCATCGTTGCCGAGGCGCAAGTAGCGCAGAAACTCAAAACGGCAAGAGCAATCTCGCTGACGGGCGATGTTACGGGCGCAACCACCTTTGACGGCAGCGAGGACGCCGCCATCACCGTGGTGCTGAAAAACACGGGTGCAAACGAGGGTACGTTCACGAAAGTAACCGTAAACGAAAAAGGTCTTGTTACGAAAACCGAACTCCTTACTCCCGAAGATATTCCCGAATTAACGCTTGCTAAAATCACCGATGCAGGTACGGCGGCAAGCAGGGATGTCGGTACGGCGGAGGGCAACCTTGTGGCAGTCGGCGCAGACGGCAAAATCAACGAAACGCTGTTGCCAAAGATTGCAATCACGGATACCCACGTGGTGGCGAACGAGGCGGAGATGCTTGCGCTGACCGCAGAAAAGGGCGACGTGGCAATTCGCACGGACTTGAACCGCTCTTTCATCTTGAAACAAGCACCTGCGGATAACCTTGCAAATTGGCTTGAACTGAAATCGCCCGAATGCACGGTGTTCTCGGTAAACGGCAAGCAGGGAGATATCGTTCTTTCTACCACAGATGTCAAAGAAGGTGAAAGCCTTTACTACACCGAGGAAAGGGCTGATGCAAACTTCGAGCGCAACTTCGCAAAGAAGTCAGCAAAAGACCTTGTGGGCGGCGAGAATGTTCTCCTTGCAACGGACACCTTTGTGCTGAACGGCGGCAACGCTTAAGGGAGGCAACAATGGCGGAAAAAGAGGTACAGGCAAAGTTTCGGATAAGGACTGATACTTTGCATAATTGGATTGCCGCAAATCCCGTTTTATTAAAAGGTGAAATCGCTTACGAGGAAGACACCAAAATGATAAAGATAGGTGACGGGCAATCTGCTTGGAATGTATTGCCGTATTTCCGCTCCGAATCAGCAACAACGGGGACAATGCAGAAACAGGTGATCCTGAATTATACATTCCCCGTTGGCTCGATTAAAATAACCGCAACCAACGAAAACCCCGGCGACTCGCTCGGCGGGGTTTGGGAGCGTTGGGGAAGTGGTCGAATGCCGATAGCGGTGGACGAAAGTGATGCGGACTTTGCAGTAGCAGAGCAGACGGGCGGCGAAAAAGAGCATACGCTGACTGAAGAGGAAATACCTACCCACAGCCACGAAGCGGAATTGCCTATATCGGGTGAGGCTGAACTCGGTGGAAAAAACGGCATAACCCAAATGGCAACAGCAGGGACGGTAGCAGTCGGCACAAATGCAGTAGGTGGCGGACAAGCGCATAATAACTTGCCTCCGTATATCACTTGCTATTTTTGGAAAAGGACGGCATAGGAGGACGAAATGGTAGCAATTATAATCAGTGTTGCATCGAGCATCATCAGCGGAATGGTGCTTTTTTTCTTGCAACACTTTTTCAAGAAGAAAGCCAAGAAAGACGAAGAGCGGGACGAGGCAAAGAGAAAGGAAAATCTCTTGATACTCAAAAGCATAGATGCGGTGGGGAAACTGACCTATGCGGATGCTATCGCCATAAGGGACGGCAAAACGAACGGAGAGATGAAAGCGGCGATCGAAGCCTATAAAAAGGCAGACGAAGAGATGTACGACTTTCTGCTCGAACAATCAACAAAACAGTAACGGAGGGGCAATATGGAATATTTGGAGTTAATCAGCGTACCTGCGATAGCTACTATCGTTTATTGGGTGATCAACCTAATAAAGTACGCAGTCAAGGAAAACGAAACATTCAAGCGACTTATACCGCTTATATCGGCAGCACTCGGAGCAATACTCGGATTAGTGGCATACTATGCTGTGCCGAGCATAATCCCTGCGGCGAATGTTTGCGTGGCAATACTCATTGGCGGAGCAAGTGGACTGACCGCAACGGGTACGAACCAAATCATCAAGCAGCTCGGCAAAAAGGGCGATGACGGAGAGAGCAAAGATGGAAAAGACAAATGAAACCGTGCAGTACCAAATGTCCAAGGCAATCTTGGATATGCTCCTGAAAAACCGCCTTATAACGGTTAAGGAATATGCGGAAATCGACAAGAAAAATCGGGCAACTTTTGCCTGATTTTTCTTGCCTTTTTTTAACCCTTTTCAGTAGACTTTCTGTCCTAAACACGCTATTGTTGTGGTACAAAATCAAAAGGAGGTAAACCGATGGAAAGCAAGATGCGAGTATGCTCGTATTGCCGAGTAAGCACTCGGCAAGAAAAGCAGGAAATGAGCCTAACTTCGCAAGTGCAGCACTTCAACGAAATTATCAATGCGAATCCATATTATATCAACGTCGGAGCGTTTATCGACCAAGGTATAAGTGCAAAAACGCAAAGCAAGCGGTTGGAATTTATGCGGATGATAACTGAGTGTCGAAACCGTAATATTGACATCATTTACACGAAGACGGTCAGTAGGTTCGGACGCAACTCGAAAGAGATGCTACGGACGATTGAAGAGCTAACACGAATTGGAGTAAGAGTCATTTTTGAAGTCGAAGAGATTGATACTCTACGCGACAAATCGACTCTTCAGCGGGTGCTTAAATCTTACATGGCAGAGGAAGAACTCACAAAGGACAGCGAGGCTACGCGGTTCGGCATTCTCCGACAGGTTGAGCAAGGAAACATCTGCATAGCGAATAAAAACCCATTGATAGGGTACAAGTACAACAAATCAATGGGTTTGGAAATCAACCCACCTATGGCTAAAATTGTAAAAGAGATTTTCAAGCGCTATACAAGCGGAGAACGCTCGTGCGATATTATCCGTTGGCTGAATGGGCAAGGGATTAAAACTTCGGGCGGAAAGGAATGGAATTATTGCAGTCTCTCTTATGTGCTTAAGCAAGAAAAGTACACTGGCGATGCTTATTTCCAAAAGAGCTTTTCGGAATACGGTAGAGTTTATCGTAACCGAGGCGAAAAAGCAATGTACATAGTAGAAAGAGTTTGCCCGCCGATAATCACCCATGAGATGTTCGAAAAGGCAAGGGAAAGGATGGCAGCTCATACGCTCTACGAGAGGGGACACGATTATGTCCCAAAATATGATTGCTTCCGTGGAAAAATGATTTGTGGGTTCTGCGGTTCGAAGTACAATAAACAAGGTCTTGGGCATAAGACACTCAAAAACGGTGGTAAGGAAAAAGAAACTTATCAATGCCAACTGAATAGGACGAAAGGCGTTCATGCGTGTAGGAATCGAATACAAGATAAACTTACACTACAGGATGCCTTTATTTATGCCTATAACAAAATGAAGACTGCGCTCATGGGCGGAGAAAAAGTAGTATTCGAGGACGCAGAAACGGCGGAAATAAATATGAGGTTACAAACCCTGCTTGCAAAGGAAAAGATATACCTTGCGATGGAAGCTCAAGGAACTATAACCAACGAACTCCGCCATCAGCATAACCTGATAATCGATGAAGTGCTTGCCCTTGAAAAACGAAAACGTCAAATTATCAAGCATAATATTGAGGTCGTAACACGGAATAACCATATAACCCTCTGCGATGAACTGCTGAAAAAGTACGACAAAATGGAAACCTTTGATGAGGAGGTTTTCAATCAAATGGTTGAGCAGATAGTCGTGATGGGGAAGAACCGACTGCTTTATAAGTTCAAAAATGGCTACACAGCCGACATAGAGGTAATAGATTATTATCTCGAAAGAGATGAAATAGGAGAGGTACAAATTTATGCTAGCACCAAATGTTAGGGTGATCGAACCCACGAAAAAAATCGTCAACGGAATCGACATAATGCAGATGAATACCCCGAAAAGGGTGTGCGCTTACTGTCGAGTATCGACCGACAGCGAGGAACAGCAAACGAGCTTCGAATCGCAAAAGGCATTCTACACCGAGTACATCCAAAAGCACGAAGGGTGGATTTTTGCGGGCATCTACGCAGACGAGGGTCTGTCGGGAACGAGTATGCGAAAGAGAAAACAGTTCAATCAAATGATAGCCGATGCGATGGACGGAAAGATAGACATCATCATCGTCAAGTCGGTCAGCCGATTCGCACGAAACGTGGTGGACATCTTAAACATAGTCGAACAGCTCACATTAAAGGGAATACCCATCATATTCGAAAACGACCACCTAAACAGTATGGATGACCAAGCAGGAACGAGAATGCGACTGCTTATGAGTGCAGCCGTAGCCGAGGACTTCTCGCAGAACTTAAGCGACTCGGTAAAGTGGGGCAAAATCAGGCGCATAGAGCAAGAAAAGTATCCGTGCGTAAAAACCTACGGATACCGAATAAAAGACCACACATACGAAATCTACGAGCCAGAGGCGCAAATTATAAGGCTGATATACAAGTCATACTTGGCGGGGCAAAGTTATTGTCAAATCTGCAAAATGCTGATGGATAGGGAGATAACCTCCCCCGGCGGTGTGAAAATATGGAAGACGAGTACGGTATCATACATACTCGAAAACGAAAAGTACAAAGGGGACCTCTTACTGCAAAAGCAGACTTACAGCGACCTAAAGTATAGAAAAAGAATCAAGAATACGACGGGCAAACAATACTATGTGGAAAACCATCACGAACCGATAATCAGCAGAGCGGATTGGAATAGGGTGCAAAGGGAAAAGGAAATTCGAAACAACCAAAGGGGGTACTGCCCGACAGGCAAGGCTGGGTACTCATCGAAATACGCATTCTCGAACAAGCTATACTGCCTAGCCTGTGGTAGCAAGTTCCGCCGACACAATTACGATACGGTGCAGAAAACGGTGTACACTTGGGTATGCATCAACCATAAGCGATACAAGAACTGCAAGCAGAATGCCATAAAAGAAGAAGACCTCGAAAGGACATTTGTAGCCTTAATGAAAGACATCGTAGCCGATAAGAACGGATTTATAGAAACGGTCATCTCGAACATCGAAGAGGTGGTAAAGAACCGCCAGAGCGAAAATACAACCGAAGAAATCGATGCGAAAATCATCAAGATACAAAACCAAATGATAGGCTTAGTCAGCAATATGACGATGACGAATACCGCCGAAATATCCGCCAAGACACAGGAAATGATAGCCGAAATCGAAAGGCTAAAAAAAGTTAAGGAAACAACGATAGCCGAGGGGTTACAACTCCAAGTGGACTTGGGGCGGATGGATAGCCTGCGAGAGATAATCAATACCGAAGCGATCTTCGACAAGTTCAACGATGGAATCTTCCGTCGAGTGGTGGACAAAGTGCTGATAGACGGAAAGACCGCAACCTTCGTATTTTGCGATGCAATGCGAATCACTAGACCGATACTGCAAGGTACGGAAAACGAATGACCATTATAAATAATAATGAAATACTACGGTCCGAGAGAATCGGACCGCCTTTTTTATTCCTTAATAGTAGACAAAGCACAGGGCGAATTGCAGAATATTTCAAGCGGACAATGCTCCTCATCAATGCGATAGGTCAGGTAAAACTGACGTTCTGATAAAGGAGCGAAAGGTATGATCAAAATAACTAACGACGTAAT